TCCTTTAGTAGGAAATGAACGTACAGGTGCTCGTCTACAAGACGGAACTGTCGTAACACTTGAAGAAGCTGGAGTAACTCAGATTGAACAACCTATTGAGTTAACTCCTGAACCAGTTGTTGAGCCTACTCCTCCACCTGCTCCAGAACCAACTCCTACACCAACACCAGAGCCTGAACCTACGCCGACACCTACACCTGAACCAGAGCCAACCCCAACTCCAGAACCTACGCCTCAACCTGAGCCCGTTCCTGAGCCTGAACCCACTCCGACTCCCACGCCCACACCAGAACCAACACCAGAGCCACAACCAGAACCAACGCCAACGCCAACCCCAGAACCAACCCCAGAACCAACTCCGACACCAGAACCTACTCCTGTTCCTCAGCCGACTCCAGAACCTGAGCCAACTCCCGTACCAACACCAGAGCCAACACCAGTCCCGCAACCAGAACCGCAACCACAGCCAACACCCGAACCTTCACCTGAACCTACCCCCGTTCCTGTCGATCCAACGCCCACACCAGTAGAGCCACAACCAGTGGAACCAACACCAACGCCAACTCCAACACCTGAACCTCCTACAGTTCCGTCAGTGGAGCCTGTCCCCACAAATCCTGACCCGGTTCCAACACCTCAACCTGAGCCTCAACCTGAACCAACCTCTCCTGAGCCCGAAACGACACCAGAGGTAGACACTCCAGAGCCTCAACCAGAGCCTTCTCCAGAGGAAACACAAAATCCGGAAGAGCCTGAGTCTCCTGAAGAGAGCATTCCTTCAGACACTGAAGACGGTTCAGACAGTCCTGAAGATCTTCCCGAAGACGATACTGATCCCACCACAGAGTCACCTACTGAGCCCTCCACAGAAGAGCCAGAGACACCCACAGAAGACCAACCAGATACGGTAGAGCCCGAAGAACAACCCGTAGAACCTGAGGTGCCTGCTGAGGAAGTTGATACACCCGAGGAAACAACACCAGAACCAGAGTCACAAGAGCCAGAGCAAGAAAATCCGTCCACAGAACCATTAGAACCTCCATCGATAGAAGAAAAGGTTAACACACTTATTGAGGACCTAAAACCAGGAGAAGCACTTACTGCTGCTGCAATTGCTGAAGCAGGCCTTGAGTATAAAGACCTACCTGCTGATACTCCTGTTGAGGTTAGGCAGGATGAAAACGGTAACGAAGTTATAATTACAGCAGACGTTGCCGCAGCCCTCGTGCTACTAGAGAATCCTGCGGAGTTAATTGGCGCAATATTTAGCGATCCGGGCGAAGCCCTACAAGCACTTGGAAGTATCGGTGCTGATATGTCGGATGAAGAACGTGAAGAAGCACAAGAAATGGTAGTTGCTGCTGTCATTGCAGCTGGTGCTGCCATGAACGCAGTAGCAGCCGCAGGAGGAGCCACAACGGGTGGTTCAACCGGTGGCGGTAGCGGTGGCTCTGGTGGCGGTGGCGCTTCCGGAGATTCTAAAGGCGTTAGGAGACGTAAACCTTGAAGATTATTAGAGACATGATCGACCAACTATGGACATTGTTAGGCATGTTTATTGCCTGGGTTGTTCTTGATGGATCTGCAAAGACTGTCGTTGGTTATGCCATTGTTGGAACATTAATTGCATGGGCCGTTACCTATCCACTTCGTAACCCAAAGGATGAGGAATGAAATCAATAGGAAACATTATTTTAAGAATCGTAGCTACGTTTGCAGCTAGCGGTTTATCTGTTATCGGTGCTGGAGCTATTGCAGGAGTTGACACACTCACAGCAGTAACTGTAGCTGGTCTTACAGCTGTTGCAGCAGTAGTTGAAAAACTTGCCCGCGGCTTTATGAATGACGGTAAATTAGATCTAGAAGAGATCAACGCTGCATTTGCTGCGGTAGATACTAAAGCCAAGAGTGAACACGATCTCAAGGTAGAAGCTAAGCAAAATGGAACAGACATCACCATCAGTGCAGCAGGTGCAGTAACCTATGCAGCTGTTGCAGCAGGTAAGCCTGAGGGAGAAGTCCCAGCAGAGCAGCCAGTTGATGAGGATTGGGACAAAGAAGACGAGGAGACTGTAAATGGCTGAGCAAGGTACAGCGGCACGCCTCATTGAAGTAGCAACCGCAGAACTAGGTACCATTGAAGGTCCTAAGGATAATGAGACAAAGTACGGCGCTTATACCAAGGCCAACTTCCAGCCATGGTGTGGTTCTTTTGTTAACTGGTGCGCCAACGAGGCTGGTGTAAAGGTACCTAATACTGTATACACCCCTGGTGGAGCAGCAGCATTTAAGAAAAAGAATGCATGGATTGATGGAGACATCGCAGATCCAGAGCCAGGAGATATTGCCTATTTTGATTTTCCATCAGACGGCGTCGATAGAATTTCTCACGTAGGAATTGTTATCAAGGACAACGGAGATGGAACTGTCTGGTGCATTGAGGGTAATACATCCCCTGATGAAAAGGGCAGCCAGCGCAATGGTGGTCAAGTCTCTAAGAAGCTTCGTGCTTTTAAGAAGAACCCAAAGAAAGTACAGATCTCTATTGTGGGATTTGGACGCCCTAAGTTTAAGGGTGCTCCTAAGGCTACTGCTCCGGCAGAATCGACCCCGGGGGTTTGTTCCTGCTGCGGTCGTCAGCTGTAAGACTTAAATAAAAAACCCCCGGTTAATAGCCGGGGGTTTTTTGTTATCCTCCAAGAACAATAAGTTCCCTTCGAGGATCGATACCTTCACCAACAACTAAAGAAACAATTCCCGGTTGGCTTTCAAGACCAGACTTATCACGGTACCAAGCTGACCCATTATCCATTGCTGGATTCTGAATAAACAATCTAGGTCCAACACTCTGTGCATGGTAGTGGTGGTAGTGACCTACGTTAAGGATGTCAGCCTGAGCAACGGAGCAACGTCCCATGGCTTGACCTCCCCACCACTTAATTAGATCACGAGCTTGATGCCCATGAGCCATACCATAAAGAGTTCCACTTAGATTAACAGCAAGTGTGCTGTCATCTGCAGCTGGATACCTAAACTCAACGCGATCACGTAAGAAGTCATTCTCTTTACATATATCTTCTACCTGTGCAACTACATCGATTTGCCAGGAATCTTCTGGTCGTCCTACTAAGAAACGCTGTACCTCATCGTGGTTACCTGGAACAACAGGTACGATGATATTTCCAAACGGTGCTAATGCTTTGATCTGAGCCAACAACATACGACGACCAACACGTACCTGTTCTGATACGCCGATGTCATGGCGACCCATTACCTTACCCTTTTGACTTGTCATACCTTCAATGCAATCACCTAGTTGAGGTAAAGCAATCTGAGCAATAGGGTATTTCTTAGCTAAATACTTATGGTGATCTACAGCTGCGTCGAATGAACGAAGTACACGATCAATGATGGCAGGAGTGTCATCCTTACCGTACTGAGTATCTCCCATGCTGTACACAGCAGTTAGATCTCCCGATACTTCAAGAACCTTTCCAGGCTTCCACTTGGTAATGCCATCAAGTAGCTGCTCAAGATCATAATCCTTAGCGTTCTGTGGCTTTACTGGCACTACGTTTACACGAAACGACTCAAGCCAATCACCATTAAATGTTTGCCAACGTGAACGACGATGTGAAACAACAGCCCACTCTTCTGGATTTAGGTTTGCTTCACGCAGGATGTCTTCTGCACCAGGAGTGTTTCCATCTGGGCGTGGGGTAGATACAACAAAGCCACCATCAGTTCCAATTTCAGAACGTGGGCGCCATGCATCTGGAATACTTTTGTTTACTTTATCTGAACCTTGACTAACCTGAATTATTGCATCATAGTCATCTGCTAAGGACATCCACATTCTCCGTTTCGGTGAGTTAATAAGGATGTCAAACCAAATGACGCCCCAGCTTTTTGGTACAACTTAAAGAGACTTCTAGTTGAGAAGTCTACGTCATTTAAGGATGTATCGAATGCAGTTCTATCTGATTCAGAAAGGGTTGCAGCCCATTGACCAACAACACAATGGCCACTTAATTTTGTATGCACTTTAGCTTCAGCATAAAGGTCTTGTAACATATTTGCTCCGTATGTCTTAGTCCGATGTATAAGCCGGGCCCGTTAAGGCCCGGCTCTTATACTACACTATTAGTAAGAAGCAGATGCTCCACCATCAAAATTTGGACGACTGCGATAAACAGCTGTCTTGACGATGTTTCCATTAGCCTGTGTAAAACCTGCTGATGGATCTGTCTGCTTTGTATAACGAGCTGTCAATGGACGGTAAGCTGCGCCATTACGTTCTGCCTGTGATGGCATTGCGTTCTCACGATTTACCTTTGTGCCAGCTCCTGTTGGGTCGCCCGCCTTTGCATTGCCTTTCTTTGGCACAAGTTTGCCAGCCTTAGGGCCTTGAGTAGAAAACTTAATTCCGTCTTTACCCATAGGTGTGCGGCCTTGCTTAGCCATTCCAGCCAACGCTTCAGATGTTACGTCTGCCATGTTAGTCCTAACTTTAAGAGATCTCTTAAACTAAGAATACCTTAGTTCACTTCTACAGTAAAGACTATTGCTGAAATTTGTCCGTCCCGAGAGTCCACGGTAGTGAAACCTGGACGGCAAGTTAGGTCTAATCCTCTAGGGGCTACGTAGCCTCTAGCTATAGCAATTGCTTTTACTGCCTGGTTTACTGCTGATGCGCCTACCGCTCTAATCTTCACCTGTGGTGCTTCATAGAGTGCGTGGGCAATAGCGGAACCAACCGACTGGGCATTTGATCCGGCGCTTACACGCAGGAACTTCTCATCTAGTTCTTTATCTATCACGTTTTGTAGTCCTTCAGTTGTCGAGTTGTTCGCCCCCTGATGGAAAACGGTACGTGATTTAAGAGGATCCGTCAGCGTATCCAGCCTCTTTTAATAGGTTTACAAAGTCTTCTAGACGTAGCATGACCGGCCATTCCCCGATATTAGCCTCTCCTTGGCCATTAAGACGTAGGACAGCTACAGGCAAATCTTTACCGTTATGACGTTCCTTGAGCTGTTTTATAGCTGCACTGGGGTTGAAGTCTCTACGAGCCTTTACTTCCCAATCAATGCCTATAGTTCCAGTAACGTCTGTGCCAGACCTACCCGCCCCAGCTGACTCTGCATAGATCCAGCCGTGCTTAACTAAGAACTCAGCCAAAATCTTTTGAGATTTGTAGCCACGATGCTTCCTACTTTGAGATGGCATTACTCATCCTAGTCTGAATCAAAAGAGTTAGATCTTCGATTGTCCCGTTGTTAACAAAGATTTGATCAACCTTGTAATCATCTAGTTCGTGCTCTGAAACATGAGAGTTAACTGCCTCTACACCTAAACGCTTTACACGCCAGATCTGACCGCCTAACGAATGGACAGTCTCAGCTTCATTCTTAAACCGAACGTCTGTAATAACTAACTTATGGTTACCGCCTACTACTGGATGTTCGGCAATGTATGGCTTGAGAGCTTGGTTTACCCAGAAGTCTTCACCAAACATATTACGTGCAGCCACTCCTACATCCTGCAAAATGCGACGAACTTGTGGTTCTTGCTTAGCCTTATCCCAACCAACAAGGTTTACAAGATCTTTAAGATAACCAGTAGGGCTGCATGCCACCATTGGGTTAACCTCATAGATAAAGTTTCTAATGGTGTCCGCAAACGCAACACGACGATAACCATATCGCTCTACCAAGATAGACGCGATAGTGTCTTTACCAGACTGAGCGTAACCAGTAAGACCAATAATTTTATAGTCTGAATGAATACCCAACTCTTCATCAGTAAACATAGACATCTGTTCCCAGGTCATGGTGTTAACCACACACTTCTACCGGCAGCCTTGTTAATGTTAACCCGACGTGTAATCTCACGGTTAATAAGAGAGATGTCTTTAGACAGACGCTCTGAGATAATTTGAATTAAACCATGATAGTTAGACAGCTCTTGAAAAGAGTCTGCCTTGCTACGGTACTCAGGATCTACCTCAATCTCAGCGTCCATCATGGCCACTGCTACTCCGGTGGTCTTTAGGGATAATTTTTTTCTAGCCCTAACTAAAGCAACCTGCTTATCAGCCTCTGCCTTATCTACCTCTGCACACCAAAGCTGTAGGTTAATAAACTCTAAGTAAGCTACATACTTTGTATACAGGTCCATAACCTGTTCTTCTGACATACCTGTGATGTCAGCTGGTAGGGACGGCGCATCATAGCCATAGTTCTGGTTAACATCCATCCCCTGCTGCTGAAGAGCACTGATAGTTTTACTACTAGCCTCAGCAACTTTCAACTCAATAGGACTCATACTCACGCCTCCACGTTCTCTTTAGCCCAATCAATCCATTCAAAAATAAGATCGTTAACATCAATTACATCTATAAAACTATTCTCGTGCAAATGCTCAATGAAGTCGTCGTCTCCCATTAAAACTGGAAGATCAAGCCCTACTTCTAATAAACCTGGATACTTAATCATTGTCCTCCCCATCCCCCACCTTTAAGGTGAATACCAAAGTTTGAAAACTGTCTGAATGCTTCTCCTCCACACTCACACACTACCGCAGGTGCAGGTCCGTCAGCAATAGGAAAAAAGCTTTCGCTTGTCTCTTGACACACCGAACACTTGTACTCATAGTTAGGCATTATCTTCTCCTCTGTATGGCTCACACCGCTTACACCCAGCCACTGAATCAATACTACACATAGGTGGGCGGTTGTTGTCAACTGCCCAGACTACATCTAAAGCCTTGTCAAAAATGTCAGCTACAAACTCTGGGTTGTACTGTACAACAAACTCTTTATAATCTTGGTTAGCTTTAAGCTCATAGATAAATACGATCTCTTTTGGAGCTGACTCAAGCAAACCTTCCTCAACCATTAGGTGAGCTAGGTGAAGGTACATCTGACCCTGCAACTGATGAGCTCGGAAAGGTTGCTTAACATTACGCCAAGCCTTTTCTAAATCCCCATCAGCTTGCGCCAAGATTGCAGGTGCTTCGAAACGAAGTGTTCCTGTACCGATAGATTTAATTTCAATAAGGCAGTCATCGCCTAGGCCTTTGATCCAACCATCGGCGTGTCCGCTAATCCTATGCTTAGCACTACGTAAAGGTACTTCTGCATAGTCAACACTTGGGTGAATATCTTTAGATACACCCCAGCTTGTTCCAGTCTTATCTCTCCACATACCGTAGAGAATTCCCATGTCTTTAAACCATCCCTGCCACTTAGCGTGGATAGCGTGACCCTCTGCAAAGATAGATACTTGTCGCAGAGTTAACTTCTCTCGAGTCTCTACATAGTTACCACGAAGGGCATGGTAAGAAGCCAGAGCACACCACTCAGGCTTTATAAGATCAGATGGGTGCAACACATCTTGACTACGCTCATCAAAAGGTTGAGCCAACGTGTAACGTTCAAGAGAGCCCATTAATCTAGACTCCCGCTTAGAAGCATTAAGAAAGGCTTTAAGATCCTTACTAGCTACTGTCTTTGGCTTTCCCATACTTACCCTCCGAGTTTATCCATTCATCCAAGGTCAATCCTTTGGCCTTGTATCTGCGCTGTGCTGCATTTCTTTCTCGATGAGACATCCCACCGAATATTCCATGCAGCTCGTCGTTCATGATAGCTTCTTTCAAACACTCTTTGCGTACAGGGCAGGGAGGTCGACCGTCCTTGCCCCAACAAATAGCTTTTGCTTGATCTGCTATTGGCTTATATAAAGTTTTGTCTCTTGGCGGGAAAAATATTTCCGTATCTTCCCCTCGGCATTTTGCCTTGTAACGCCAAGCCCAAGACGCTTCGTCCTGGTAATCATCCATTCATTCACCTCTAATTGAGTTACGAAGTTCAAAAAAGTCTTCCTCCAAAAGAACTACATAATTCTCACCGTCAAGATGAAGCCCTAGCACCGGTGTCCGGCTGTCTAGTATTGCTTCGGTTGTGATCTTCTTCAAGACTTCTGACTTGATAGTGACTGACTTCTTGCCAGTCCACTTATGTTCAATCAGAAGCTCGTCGTTTCTCACGTCGCCCTTGCGAGACCAGAAAGCTCCAGAAGCAGCAGTGCGTTTGCCGTTGATCTTCTTTTCTAATCGCTTCTCATGCTTAAGCGATTCTTTCTGACCTTCACTCTTCATCAAGAACCATTACAGGTTGAGCTTTGATAGTGCTCATCACCGCTTTGCTGATCTCCTCACGGAGATCAACTTCTTCTCGAAGAGAGTCAATAAGGGCTGGTGCGCCTTGCCACTTACGGTCACCATAATACATCCATCCGCCACGTCTATCGACGATCCCGTTCAAGATGCTTAAGGCAACGATTTCCTTGCCGGTATCGTATTGACCAGCGTCAATTGGGCCACCATCTGCAAAGTAAAAGTCCATATAAGCCGTCTGCTGAGGTGGGAAAGTCTTGTTCTTTACTGTACGAACACGGATAGTCTGTCCCACACGGCGCTTCTCCTGACCGGTACCTACCTCTAGCCAGTCATCACGCTTTACCTCGCAGCGAATTGCGTAGGCATAGTCCTTGCCCAAACCACCTGGAGTAGTACGAGGATCTCCGTGCATAACGCCGATCTTCATACGATACTGGTTGATCATAATTCCAAGGACTGGTCGTTCCGATTCGATGAGGTCTCGTTTGGTAGCTGACGCCACTTTTCTAAAGAACTTATTGGTAATAAGTGCGCCACGACCCACAGTAAATTCTTCCATGTGCTTTTCATCTTCTGCGCCAGGAACCAAGGCAGGAAGGGAATCGATAACAACCATGTCCACAGCCTTGCTCTCCATAAATTGAATAACTGAATCAAATGCATCCTCCATGCTATTAGTTTCTACAAGAAGAACTCTGCTGGTGTCTACACCGCAAAACTCTGCGTACTTGGAATCAAAATCTTCTGCAGCAATCCATACTGCAGTAAAGTCTGGGTTAATCTTTTGATTAGCTGCAATAGTCTTTAAAGCAATTGCAGTCTTACCATGTGATGCTTCACCCATAAGCTCTACCCAACGGTTCATAGGCCAACCTCCACCAAGAACTACATCAAGTGTTAAAGAACCTGTTGTAATACGTTGTGGGATATGTGTATCTCCGGCAAGAACAACAGTGTTAGCACCAAGCTTCTTATTAATTCCTGCTGCAATTTTTAATGCTTCTGCGTTTAGTCCCATGATAATTAACCCAACCTATCTACGATTATATTTGGATTGAATCCTCCGCCTTGTGACGGTTGACGTGCTGCAATTGGTGTCCCACCCTGTCCGGTACCACCGACACCTGTTCCAGCTTGAACAATTGGATAACCGCAATCATAACAACGTTTGCGCTGTGTACCAACTGGAGCCATGTAATTGCCGGACATACATCCTGGACAACGTTCCTGGTCTCTAGCACTTTGAGCACGTGTAACTAACTGATCTTGGTTTGGATCATAAGATACTTGTACGTTAGGTGCTTGCTGTGGTGCCCTATACACATTACCTTGCGGCGGTGTAGTAGGGGGAGTAGTTGGAAGAGGTCCATTTGCTCCAAGTTTGTTAGCCCACCAATTACTGTTACTCATCGTAATCCTCCACGACATTAGACTCAATTAACCCTAAACTAAATAATGTAGAAACGCAAGATACAGATGATGCAAGAGAAACAAGTCTGAACAACTCCAGTAGCTGCTCTACTTTTTCATCTGGGAGGTCATCAAAGTCCTCGTCATCAATGATGTATGCAGCTGAGGCGATACGTGCAGAGATGTCAGCATGTGCATCGATAAACGGTAGGAGAGCAGCCATGCGAGTCAGGCGATCCTGACTTGCACGCTCTTCCATCTCAGAAACTTCTTCTGATACCGGTGGCAAACCCATGTGTGCTGCAATCTCTTCTGCTGGCATCATCATTGAATCATAAATGACCTGACGAATAAGGACAGGAAGAGGTACCTGCTGTACCAAGACTTTCTTTTTACGTCTGAACAAATTCACTTTGCTTCTCCCCATCGTTGTACCACCTTTACATCTGCAATCATTGGAATGGATAAGGCTTTGATGCCTTCCATAGCCTGACGAATTGCTTCGGCTGTATCCTCAGCAAGATGATCAGGAGTTACTGTCACCAGCTCATCGTGTACCGTAAGAATCAAACTTGATTCGTTAGGGATCATCTTATGTGCCCTAATCATAGCAAGTTTAATAAGGTCTGCTGCCGACCCCTGGATAACGGTATTGAATGCCTGACGCTCTGCTCTGGAACGTTTCCAGATCTCACTGGAGCGAAGCTCCGGTAGGTAGCGTCGTCTGTTCATGTAGGTGGATGCATAAGGTATAGGAGCATGCCTACGGCTCTCTGCGATCACCTGCTTCTTATAGCGGGCAACTGCAGGAAACTTATGTAAGAAATCGTCTAGAAGAGTTCTTGCCTCAGCAACAGTAACCCCAATAGAGTCTGCAATCTTGTCTGGACCAACGCCGTACATCATTGCCAATACCAACGTCTTGGCTGCACTACGGTCTACACCCACAGTATTTCCAATGGTGGTGTAGATATCTTCCCCGGCTAGATAAGAACCGCAGAGGATACGATCATTGCTAAATGATGCCAGAACTCTAGGTTCAATCTGAGAGTAGTCAGCTACAACTAATCTGTAACCTTCCGGAGCGGTAAACAGGTTTCGGATCGCTTTACCATTAGGTGTGCGTGGGTTAGGAACATTCTGAAGGTTGGGGTTACGACTAGAGAAACGTCCTGTCTCAGCACCGTACTGTACAAAGTCAGTATGGATACGACCATTCAATAGCAAACTCTTCTTAGCCACAATCTTTGATTTACCTGCAAGAGTTCTAGTGATGTCGCCACCAAGGTATGGGATCACGTATGTAGTTAGAAGCTTATTAAGATCTGAGTAAGCAATCAACCCATCTACTAAAGCATCCTTACCAGCAAATGCTTGAAGAGCTGGTTCCGATACTGAGTAATCTGAGACAGAAGAGGGTTGACCCTCCTCAGCCCTCTTCTGCCCAGCTGGGGTAAGGACCTTAGGCCGAAGCCCACGTCCCCCATCCTTCTTCAATGAGAATAGTAATTTCTGCTTCTCTGGAACACTATTAATATTAAAAGCTTTTCCTGCAATCCGATAGATACTTGCCTTGGTAGTTTCCAACTGCAGTTCTAGATCTGCTTTGAGGATCTCTAGGCGCTTAGTATCGATGTCAGCGCCACGTAGTTCCATAGAACAAATGACACTTAGTACATCCATCTCAAGATTAAAGATGCCACGCAACCCATCCTTATCAAGCTTGTCTGATAAGTGAAGCCACAGCTTCCAAGTCCATTCAGCATCCAAAGCTGCATAGGTAGCAACCTCTTCAAAAGAATACTTCTCTACTTCTTTACCAACACCCTTGACCATGTGGTAGCCAAACTCGCGTTGCAAGCAGTCATCTAAACCAAGGTTGTTCCGGTCTTGCGTATTAATAATAAATGCGGCATTAAGTGTGCAGGCGTATGGCTGAGCAGGAAGCCCACCCAAGTACTTTGTAACGCTTTGCAAATCAAACTTAAGATTATGCCCAGCCTTTACCTTATCGCTGTTAAGTAAAGGCTTAAGAGCCTTAAATACTTCAGCCGGTGTTAGCTGTTCTGGCGCAGGGCCAAAGATTCGTGTGGACTTACGCTCGTCTTTACTGTAGTCGGTGGGGCGTAGTTCTAAGCCTTTTTCTAGACGAGCGTGAGCTGATGGTAGCAATGGGTACTCTGTGCGAAGGTACTCTCCATTGGGGTGTCCCATAGGGATAACGTCTACACGATCATATGTAGACATAGAGATCCAGGTAACAATATTCTGTCGTGGATCTCCGCGATGATCGCCAACTGTTTCTACGTCAAATGCAAATGCATCTACCTTATCGTAGGCAGCAACAAGTTCTTCAAGCTGTTTGGTGGTCGTAACAATATTCATTATGCTCCTGATGATTAGGGAGCTGGGGGCCTGTAAGAGAAAGGAGGTAAAAGACCAGGCCCCCAGCAACTATAGTGGGTTAGAGCTGTCCAGCGATTTCACGAGCAATCTCTTCAAGTTCAGCCTTTGTCGGAATGTGAAGTGCTTCCGGTCCAAGTGGCTTCATTGGTTTGATTAACTCGGCTGCTGCTACAGGATCGATTTCCCAATCATCAGCAAGATCGCGCTCTTTAACAGGAGCTATAGAGTACGCAGTCTTTGTACCAGTACCAGACTTGCTAACAGCCCAGTAAATATCTGGACGATCAAGTGGTCCTGTCTTCTTA